TATATTAATTGACATGGACGAATCTGAAAATAGAGAAATGACAGAAGAACTTTTCAGACTTAAAAAAACTGTATTTAATGCTGCACATGACATAACCATAAAAGGGTTTGAGACCGAACTTTATGTCCAAGACGCAAATGAAAAGAACGAAAGTCAAGGAGTTTATTCATTATTAAATAACGAATGGTTAAAAACGGCAGAAAAGGATAATTTTAAAGTAGATAAGAAAAAATTAATGACCAAGGTCAATCAATGGATGGATATAATTGATGGAGTTTTAGAAAATGCGGAAGATGAGGATATTGAAGACGCAGTAAAACTTGTTAAGAAGTATAGGGAAAAATTAAGAAAGTATAGAACATGTGGATTGAAAAAAGAAGGAGAATATTCTTATGAAAATTTGGTGTTTAAATTTTTAAGAAGAAACGGTTATATTGGGAAATTAGAGAACTTTAAAAATGAATTTGTAGATAAAAAATTGTCTTTAGAACAAGAAAATAAAGAATACTAAATAAATTACTATTTATTGATATATTTATATATGTGTCTTAGGGCAAAAATTTTATTTGAATAAAAAAATTAATATTAAAAAAATGGCAGATTTAAAACCACTAGGTAGTGAAAAATTACAAGGTATGGACAAAATAAACCGTATCATGGAAATTGCTAAATATAAAGAAACTCCTAAAACCTTAGTGAATGAACTTTCAACAACAAATTATACAATAACATTGTCTGATGGTAAAACTTATGGTATAGTTAAAGAAAAACTAGGTTATGTTATAAAAAACGGAATAAATGAGTCGTCTATGGATTATGTTGAACATATGAGACACAGAAAACACTACAAATCATATTCTGAAGCGATGAAAAAACTTAACTTAATGGCATCTGAAATCAACAGAGTTACAGGTTATGATGAGAATATTTCTTTAATTGGTGAACAAACTGACTTAAAAAAAAAATTCATATTAAAGCTTCCTAAACCAAAGGCGGATAAACCGGCCGAGGAAACAACCCCACCTGCACCACCTGCTGATGACATGGGAGCACCTCCATCACCACCTGCTGGCGATATGGGAGTACCTCCAGCACCACCTGCTGGCGATATGGGAATGGGTACACCTCCGGCAGATGATATGGGAATGCCACCGGCAGATGATATGGGAATGCCACCGGCAGATGATATGGGAATGGGAGAACCACCAGCACCTCCGGCAGATGATATGGGAATGGGAGAACCACCAGCTCCTCCTATGGATGATATGGGAATGGACGACGAGGGTGAAGAAGAACCACAAGGACCAACCGGATTAAAATCAATACAAAAATTAACAGGAAGATTAAGTCAAAAAATTAGATCTTTTGAAAAAGAAAAAGGAATGGATTCTCAAGACATTAAATATGTTTTGAACTCTATCATATCGGCATTAGAACTTGAAAACTTAGATGAAGATGATAAAGATGATATTATATCTAAATTTGATGAGTCGGATGAGTATGGTGAAGAAGGTGCTGGAGAATTAGATTTAGGAGATGAAGATATGGGTATGGAAGATAATATGGATATGGGTAACGATATGGGAGGTACACCACCACCACCCCCACCACCATCAGAAGGACCGATGATGGAATCAAAAGTAGATAAATTATTAAAATCTTATTTTAAAATTTCTCAAGACGAAAAACCAATTATGGAAGAAAAAAAGAAAAAAGACTTTTTAAAACAAAAACTACAAAGATTGGATGTAAAAAAAGAATTTGTAAAATTAAGTGAAAGTTTATCACAATTAGAAGCGGCAAACGAATTTCACAAAAAATACAAAAATGCTAAATTTATTGGTAAAACAAATAAAGAAAATTTAGTATTTATGGTTGAAGGGAAACAATATAGAATAACACCAAGAGGGAGGGTTATATGAATTTAGTTTATGTTAATGAATTAGGTCCTAACTACAAAGGTGATAATATATATGAATTTATATTTTCAGATTTAGATGATGTTTGGGGTGACGAATGGGATGCAGAACCGGCATCAGGAAAACCATCACCTCCTGACATTAACTATATAAAAAGAGTTGGTGCATTAAAAAACTCAGAGATTGAGTTAGAATTAATTCAAAACTCAGATTATTTTGGAGTTTACGACGCAATTGATGGTGTAATATCTTTAGCTTGGGAAAAAAGTGATAGTGATGAGATATTAATTAATAAAAGAAAAAGACTTGTTTTTCAATACGGGGAAAGTGTCAACAGTGTTGAAAGCAAATTATATGAACGAGATATCATATTAAAATGGGAAAAAAATTTAGTACAAGATGAAAAATATGAATCCTAAAATGGTTAGACTTTTACATGAAGGTTTTTCTATTTCAACATTAGAAAATTTAACTGAGGGACAATTAAATTTGTTATATGAAAAGACTAAAAAAGTAAAAAAAGAACCAAAAGAAGTTATTATGACTTCTGATCAAAATACTGCCGTTGAATTATCAAAAAAGGGTGCTACCGTAAAATTAACTCCTCCGGGTGCTGAAACCACAGAAGGGTCTAAAAATTTTATACAAAAAGCCACCAAAAAAATGGAAAGTAAGGGAACCGAAGGTAAATTTGGTTCTTGGTGTAAAAAACAAGGTTTAGATTCTGACGGTGAAGTGACAAAAAAATGTATATCCGCCGGTTTAAAATCAGATAATTCTTCAGTAGTTAAAATGGCAAATTTTGCTAAAAATATCGGTGGGTTTAAAGGTGCGGACCACAAAAAGAAAACAGAATCAAAAGAAAATGTAAAAAAACTTGAAGAAAACATTTTAAAACTTATTGAAGATTATTTACCTCCACATACAACAAAAGGTGAATTGTTAAGAACAATTAAAAGTATTAAAAGATAATGAATGTCTTTATCAAGGGAACAAGCATTATTGGAATACGCTAAATGTGTAAATGATACTCCTTACGCACTTAAAACATATTTACAAACTTACGACAATACGCAATCAAAATATGTTCCGTTAGAACTATTTAATGATCAAGTTACACTGGTAAAAGACTACGACGAGTGTGATGAGAATATTGCGTTAAAATACCGACAAGCGGGAGTATCGACTGTTACTTCAGCATGGGCATCAAAAAGATTGGTATTTGCAAAAAAAGAAAAACCTGAAAAAATTCTAATTATTGCAAACAAAATGGATACTGCCGTTGAGATGGCTAATAAAGTCCGCGCGTTTGTTGACCAATGGCCAAAATGGATGGGTGTTGGGTTCTCGACTGAAAAAAATTCACAAAGACATTTTAAATTAACAAATGGTTGTGAGGTAAAGGCGGTTGCAACATCAAAAGATGCTTTACGTGGTTATACACCTACAATTCTTATATTCGATGAGGCGGCATATATTAATGCCGATGAAGACTTTTGGTCTGCTTGTATGGCATCCCTTTCTACGGGAGGTAAAGTAATTGTTATTTCAACACCAAATGGATTTGATCCAATTTATTATTCAATTTATAGTCAAGCAGTTAAAGGAATGAATGACTTTAGGATTACCGAAATGTATTGGTTTAGGGATCCTAGGTATTCTAAAGATTTAAAATTAATTAAATGTAATGATATTGTACATTACATGTTAAATAGAGCGGACTATAAAGATGATGAAATTACAGTTGATTATAGTGATATTAAGGTTAGTGATAGAAAATAATGGATATAAGGCCTACAGTTCTTGGTTTGAGGCCATGGCCAAAAAATTAAAGTTTGATAGGAGAAAAATATCACAAGAACTTGAATGTAACTTTTTAGGTTCAGGAGATAATGTTATACCGGCAGAAACAATGAAATCAATAAAAGATAATCATATTAAAGAACCCGAAAATAAATTTATGGGTGGTGTTTTATGGCAATGGAAAGAACCTGTTGCGGGACATAAATATATTATGGGTATGGACGTTTCAAGAGGGGATAGTGAAGATTTCACAACATTTATAATTATAGATTTTGATGAAAGAGAACAGGTTTTAGAGTATTTAGGAAAAGTCCCACCAGATGTTGTGGCAGAAATCGCGTATAAATGGGCAACCATGTATAATGCGTTTATTGTAACCGATATTACGGGAGGTATGGGTGTTGCAACATCAAGAAAACTTCAAGAATTAGGATATAAAAATTTATATGTCGATGGAGTGAATCCTGCTGATAAATGGAAATGGGATCCTAAGGCGAACGAAAAAATTCCAGGTATTAATTTTAATTCAAAAAGAGTGCAAATAGTTGCTGCCTTTGAGGAGTCGTTAAGACACAATTTTGGTGTTAGGTCCCAAAGATTATATAATGAATTAAACACATTTGTTTATGTAAATGGTAGACCAGATCACCAAAAAGGACAACACGATGACTTAATTATGGCAATGGCCATGGCCCTATATGTTGCAGAAACTTCATTTTCTAAATTAGAGAAGGCCACCGAACACGCAAAGGCAATGGTTGAGTCATGGACAACAGATAAAAACGAATATAGAGATTCGTCATCTAACTTCAATCCGGGACTACCTGCAATGACAGGTTTACATAATTACTCTAATAGTCAAGTTACCAAAAGTGATTATGAAAAGTATTTATGGTTATTCGGAGGAAAAAGAGTTTAATTTATTTTATATCCGACTATTTTTAAAATAAAAAAATATGGCACAAGAAAAATATACAGTTTGGCAGAGATTAGGTAAGGTTTTCGGACCTAACTCAACAATGGATCAACAACCGCCAGTTTTTAAATTTGATAAGCAAGAGTTGTTAAAAACAACAAACAAACAAGAATTTGAAACTGAAAAATTACAGGCACAACAATCACTATATATTGGTAAACAATGGCAGAAAGTTGAAAATAATTTATATCAACAAGCGGTATATTATGAGCCAACAAGGATGGCATCATATTATGATTATGAATCAATGGAATATACTCCTGAGATTTCTGCAGCTTTAGACATTTATAGTGAAGAATCAACCACACCCGATCAAGAAGGACTAATTTTGAAAGTTTATTCAGAGTCAAAAAGAATTAAACAAGTATTAACAGATTTGTTTACCAATAAATTGGATATAAATACAAATTTACCTATGTGGACAAGAAACACATGTAAATTTGGAGATAACTTTATTTATTTAAAATTGGATCCTGAAAATGGTATTGTTGGTTGTCAACAATTACCAAACATACAAATAGAAAGATTGGAAAAAGGTATGAGATTTCAACCCGACAAATATTCTCAAGAAATGGAAAACGATGCGTTGAAGTTTGTTTGGAAAGAAAAAAACATGGAATTTAACACATGGGAAATTGGTCACTTTAGAATTTTAGGTGATGATAGAAAACTTCCATATGGTACATCAATGTTAGAAAAGGCGAGACGTATTTGGAAACAATTACTTTTATGTGAAGATGCAATGTTAATATATCGATTATCAAGAGCACCAGAAAGAAGAGTATTTAAAGTATTTGTTGGTAATATGGACGACAAAGATGTTGATGCTTATGTACAAAAAGTTGCAAGTAAATTCAAAAGAGATCAAATAGCGGACCCAAAAACTGGAAATGTGGATATGAGATATAATCAAATGGCCGTTGACCAAGATTATTTTATACCTGTTAGGGATCCGGCAGCTTCAAACCCTATTGAGACATTGGCAGGTGCCTCTAACATGGCTGAAATTGCAGATATCGAATATATTCAAAAGAAATTAGTAACGGCATTAAGAATACCAAAGGCGTATTTAGGATTTGAGGAGGCCGTAGGTGATGGTAAAAATCTATCTCTACTTGATATTCGGTTTGCACGAACAATTAATAGAATTCAAAAATCAATGATTGCAGAATTAAATAAAATTGCAATTGTACATTTATTTTTATTAGGGTTTGAAGATGAACTAACTAATTTTACATTATCATTAAATAACCCATCTAAACAAGGTGAACTATTATCTTTAGAGATTTGGAAAGAAAAAATTGACCTTTACAAAAATGCAACTGCCGAGATTGCTAAGTCTTTGGCACCTGTATCAGCGTCTTGGGCTAAAAAACATATATTAGGTTTCTCAGATGAAGAAATTAGATTGGATGTACAACAACAAAGAATTGAAAGGGCTGTTTATGCTGAGTTAGAGAAAACTGCCGAAGTAATAACAAAAACAGGTTTATTTGATAATATTGACAAACTTTATGGTAAAAAAGACAGTGAACCGGCAGGAACCGCACCTGAAGGAGGGGCACCGC